GACCGTGCCGAGGAATCCGAGCTGCGAGGCGCCGAAGCCGCCGATGTTGAAGCCGCTCGGCAAGATGTTCCCGAGCATGCTCCCGCCGCCGCCAGTGATCGACCCGCCGATCTGCTGCCCGATGCCTGCCAGCGTGCCCGAGACAGGCGCCAACACGGCTTGGATCACCGGCCGCAACACCAGCGTCTGGAACATGTTTTTCAGAGTGTCGCGCAGGTTGCGCGCGAAGCCCTTGCCGCTCTCGAATCCGCGCAGGAGCGCGTCCGTCAGGCTGCTGTTGATGCTGTCGGCCGTGCGCTGCCAGTCGTCCAGCACCGTCTTTTGCACGGCGTTCTCGGACTTGATGCGGGCGTCCTCGCGCGCCTTGTCCTTCAACTGGTCCCGCCTGCGGTCGGCTTGGTCGCCGCCACCCAGGTTCAGCTTGTCAATGGCCGCGAGTTCCTTCGCAAGCTCCACCTCCACCTTGCGCTGCGCGATGATCTTTTCGCGCTCCTGCTGGCTTCGGCCGATCAGGCTGATTTCCAACTGCAGGGTCTGCGCCTCCTCTTTAGAAGCGCGGATGGATTCGTCCAGCTTGCGCGACTCCTGCAGGAATTCGGTCTGCTGCAGCGCCGCGACGTAGCGCTCTTGGTCAGCGATGCGCTGGAGCATCGCCTTGTGCTTCTCGGGGTTCAGCGTCGCCAGTTCTTTATCGGCTGCTGCCGCTCGGTACTTGGCGAGCGTCTCCTGCTCAATGGCCGTTTTGCTTTTGCCTGTCGCAGCGTTGGCGGCCTCCTGAGCCAGGGCAGCATCGAGGATTTTCGCCGCCTCCGCGTTGATCGCGTCGATGTGCTTCTGGCGGGTGCCTAGCGCATCATCCAACTCGGCGTTGATGCGCTTGTTCATGTCGCGCGACCGCTCCAGCGGGATCAGCAGCTTTTCTTCCGCAATGGCTCGGTCCTTCTGAGCCCGCGTCACGCTGTCGGTGGCGACCGCCTTTTCTTGCTCAAGCTTGATGATTCGCTTCTCGGCGTCGGTCAGCTTGTCTTGGCGGGTGTCGCCAGACAGCAGACGGTCCTGATCGGCCTGAAGCTGCTTGATCTCCTGCTCAATCGCCAAGCGCCGCGCCTTCGCGTCGGCCACCTCGTTGGCGCCCTTGCCTTGAATCTTCCCAATCTGCTCAGTGATGCCGGCAATCGCATCGCGCAACTGCTTGGTCTGCTCTGCGTCCTTGCCGTATAGGGTGATGGATTCCGTCAGCGCCTTGTTGAAACCCGTGCGCTTCTCGGTCAGCTCCCTGATCTGTTGCGCCTGGCTGCGGTACGCCTTGGCCGCCTCCAGAGCGCGCTTGATGTCATCGTCGGTCGCGGCAGCAGGAGCCGTGGCGGCCGGGACGCCCCCGACCTTGCCGCTGACCGAGGGGCCGTGCATCTGGGTCGAGCCGATCAGAGACCTGACGCCCTCCGCAGCCGCGCCGCCGATGGCGCTAGGCGCCATCCCGGGGATGTGCAGACCAGCCGCAAGGTTGCCGATCCCACCGATCTTGTCGGCGTTGTTGATCAGGAACGTGACGGCGCCGACCGTCTGGGCGAGGAGTTCGTTGAGCGTGCGCAGCCCGTCGGACCGGCTCATGCTGTCGTTCGCACGATTCCAGGCGTTGCCCAGGTCGTTCGTCGCCTTCTGCAGCGGGGTCATGGCCCGGTCGGCCAGCCCCTTGACGGAAGACTCCAGCGCCTCCATCAGCACCTTTTGCGCGCCGGCCCTGTCCCCGAGGCGCTCCAACCGCTCGATTGTCAGGGTCTGCGAACTGGTGAGCGAGCCGAGCGCATCCTCCAGCGTCTTCGCGCCCTGCGCCGGGTCCGAGAACGCCTTCGCCAGCGTCTTGGCCGCCGTCGGGATGTCGGTTCCCGTCGCCCGGGCGAAGTCCACCGCGAGCCGGCTCAGATCCTTGAACAGCCCGCCGCCGATGTCGTGCGCCTTGGCGAACTCCGAGACGATCTGGGCGGCGACATCTCGCGAGACGCCCGGGGCCTTCGACAGTTCGGCAATGAACTCCTTGATTTCGGCCGTGTTGAACAGGCCGCTCCGGCCGGTGCCGGACAGGAGCGCCTCCACGGACCGCAGTTGCCGCAGCCCCGACTCAGCGTGCGCGAGTTCCAGGCCGAGAACGGCGACGGCTGCGGCGGCAACGGTGAAGGGGTTGACCAGCCCCGCGATGTAGCCACCCAGAGCGCGCGCAGCCGGACCGACACCGCCGAAGGTGTCCTTCAACTGGCCGCCCTGCTGGACGAGCACCTGCAGGGGCGACTGCCCGCCCGAAAGCTGCGTAACGATGTCGGTGAACTGCGCCGGCACCTGGCGCAAAGCCGCAGCCGTTGCCTTGGCCGACATGCCCAGGTTGTTCTGCCCCTGCTCCGCTTCCCTCAGCTTCTTGATGTACGGGGCGACGGACGCGGAAATGCCAAGCTCGGCCGCCTGGATCTCCAGCAGTTGGGAGCGGGTCTTGCCGATGGCGTCCGCCTGCGCCTTCAGGCCGGCGACGAAGGAATCCGCCTTGGCGGCTTGGGCAGAAGCCTCGCGCGCGGCCTTCTGCGCGGCCTCCAGCTTGCGCAATTCCTCGATGTGCGCGCGAATGGGGGCCGAGTCGATGCCGCGAGCGTTGGACAGGGCGGCGTAGAAGTCGGCCGAGCCCTTCTCGCCGGCCTTGAACGCGGCTACCGCGCGCTGCAGCGAGTTCTCAAAGCTGCGCGTAGCTGCGTCGATCTTCTGCGCGGCCTGCGGCGCACCGTTTCCGATGCCGTTGACGCCCTGCTGTGCCTGCTGGCCCGCCTTCTGGACGGCTTGCGCCATCTTGCCGGCGCCGCCTTCGACGCGCGCCAGCGCCCGCTCGGCGTCGGACGTGTCGAAGGCGACTTGGCCTTTGAGGATCAGGTTTTCGGACATCTATTGGCTCTTAGGTTTCAGGAGCACCGAAAGCGCCGCCGCCTCCAGAGTCCGGATGTCATCGAACAGGATTTCGTACTCCTCGTCGGACAGCTTCATGCGGTCCAGGCGGTGAAACAGCACCCCGTAGTCCAGCGCAATCGGGCCGGCAAAGCCCATGCGCCACTGGCGCGAGATCGGCGCAAACGTGGTGAATGCCGGCCAGTTCTCCGGCCAGCACTCCACGTAGTCGTCTGCGAAGTCTTCGAGGGTCAGGCCCGAGTTGCGGAGGTCTTCTGCGGTCGGCATGCCTTCCTGATAGGCTTTGCCGACCTCCGTTAGTTTTTTCGCCGGCCCTCGGTCAGGGCTTCGCGGTAGGCGTCGGCAATCGCCCCCGAGGCCGAGGGGATCGTGTCGCAGAGTTCATGGATGTTGGCCCAGTTGAACTCCTCGTCCAGATTCCAGCCGTCGGCAATCTGCTGGATGTAGTCGGCCGAGGCTTCGACCATCTTCGCCTGCAGCGCCTTCTCCGTCAGGATCTCCAGCTTCGGCGGCTCGGTGCCGGCTTCCTTGGCTGCTTTCGCCGCAGCTTCGTGGGCCTTGAGGACGCTCTCCACTTCGGCGGCGGACTCCTCCTCGCGCTTCTTGCGCCAGTCGTCCACGAAGGCGCCGTATTCAACGCGCGTTCGGTAGCGGAAGTTGAACTCGATGCTCCCCTCCCCATCGAGCATGGGAAAGGTGACGGTCTTCTTGAACGACTTCGGGCGCGAGCCCAATTTGATGTTCGGCATGGTGTTTCCTTCGCGGGGAGATGAATGCCCGTGCCCCGGCCCGCCGCGCTTCCCGCGAAAGAAGCGACGACGGACCGGAGTCGGTGCGCGGTGGTGGGCGTGTGCCCGGGGGATCAGCCGTAGCGGGTCAGGCGCCCGTTGCCGTTGATGGCCACGGAGTTCGTGAGGATCTGGCCGTCGGTCATCTTGACGTTCTCGTTGAGCGAGAGGCGGCAAGGCGTGAGGATGATCGAGCCGGACTTCAGCGTCTTCTTCAGCGCCGTGTCGGTCTGCACCTCGGACAGGCCACGCAGGGCCGTGTAGCTGGCACCGCCGAATTCGTCAGCGTCGATCTCGAACGACTCCGTGGTGGCGGTGAAGCCGTCGTTGATCATCTCTTCGACATCGGACTCCACGAACTTCACGGTGACGTTCTTCGGCTCGCCGCCGCCGCTGGAGGGGTTCAGGATCTTGTTGATCTGGGTCCAGGTGGTGATCTTGCGCACCGTGCCGACGCCCGAACCGGACGGGAAGAACTCGGTGTTCGTGGTGTCAATCGCCTCGGCCACGAACGAGTCCGTGAGGGCGGTCTTGACGCGCACGACGCGACGATTCAGCCGACCCCAGCCGGAGTAAAGTTGCACGTAGTCGCCGTTGCTGTAGCCGTGCGCGGTGCAGCCGACGACGGCCTCGGTTGCGTTGGAGATGCTGGAGACCGTCTTGGTGGCGCCGAACGCGGTGGCGACGGCGAAGATAGTTCCGGTTGGTACAGAAGCCATGGAATTGGGCCTTTCAATGAAAAAAGCCCGCGAGGCGGGCGGTTGCTGGAAATGCCCGCGAGGGCAATGAAAAAGCCGCCCCGGATTTCTCCGAAGCGGCTCTTACTCGGTTGAGCGGCTATCTCTTAGCGCGCTGCGTAGACGCCGAATCGCTGCAGCGAGCCGTACAGGTAGGTGTCGGGCTCGTACATGGAAAGCGGCTCACCCTCGGGGCGAGCGGTGAAAGCGGCCGAGGCGCACAGGGCGTCCTCGATGGCGCGGATCAGGGTCAGGGCTCCGGCTCGCGTGGCGTCCCAGACGTTGATCTGCAGGTACGTGTGGCGCTTGTCGAGTGCGGTGTTGTCCAACGCGCGCATGGTCTGGCCGCCCAGTTCCTGCCACGTGACGTAGGGCAGCGCCGTGCCCTCGGGGGCAACGTCGGGGAACACCTGGGGACACAGCGCGACGAGCAGCGTGTTCAGGTCCGATTCCATGCTCATTTGGCGCTCACTCGCTCGATGAATTCGCGGCGCATGGCTTCCAAGGCCGCCTGCCGGTTCTCAACGACCGCCTTACCGATGAACGAATGCGCCGTGGCGTGCCGGGTGCCGAGTTCGACCATGTGGCCGTAAGGCGCCTTGTCTCGGTTCCAACTGCACTCGTAGACCTGCTTGGTCGCGGTGCTTTTGCTCTCGGCGTACACCTGATAGATCGCGTCCCGCAGGGTTCCAGCCTTGAACGGTCCGTAAGCCTTGGCCTTCTTCTGCCCCGCAGGAAGCGCTTTGGTCGCCTTGCCGTAGAAGTAGTGCTCGGCTCGCTTGCCGATGTGGGCATTCATGCGCGCGGCGTCGTAGATCACCTGAATGCCGGCCTGGGCTGCGGGGCGGCCGGCGGCGTGGATCTTCTCGCGCGTGGCGTTGAGCGCCTGGCGGAAGCTCGCGAGGTCGATCTGCATTCCGCTCACCGCACCACCTCCACCGCCAGGTCAACGTGCGCCCGCTTTGCCATGTCCGGCAGAACCGCCTTGATCTGGTACGCCGTGGAGCCGTACAGCACGCGCATGTCGGGCGTCACGTCGGTGCGCCAGCGGATGCGGATGCTCGCCTGCGTCACGGAGCTTTCGGCGCCGGCCTTGATCGCCTCCAGACCTCGCTGGTAGCGGATGTCCGCGTACACCGTGGCAACGTCGGTCCACGTGGTCAGCGGCTGGCCGAGCGCGTCCCGCCCTGCGGTGCGGCGCTGCAGCTTCACGATGTTTCGGAGGGCGCCGATGTTCATCTCACGCGCCCCAGACCTTCACGGTGTTGAGCAGAGACTTGGCGGCGGCCGGCTGGATGTCGTCCGAGGCCATCTCGCTGCCCCGGTTTTCGTTGAGCCACGCGACCATCAGCAGCAGCGCCGACTTGACCGCGTTCGGAGTGTCGCCGGCCGTGAATCGAACCTTGACGGCGCTCACGATGTCCTGCGTTGCCGGCCACGTCACGCCGTAGTCGGCAACCAGTCGGCAGATCAGGCCGTAGGTGTCCAGCGAGTAGGTCGTGCCGTCCACCGTCTGCGTCACGCCCGCCGCGTCAACATAGGACAGCGACGTGATCGCCGTCACCGCCGCGCCGAGGTCGATCTCCGCGTCCGGGAAGCAGTCCAGCGCCAGCTCCAGCGTCTGCGAGCCGATGGGCCGTCCGGTGTAGTGCTCGGCCACCGCGTGCGCGGCTGCGAGGTAGGCCGTTGCCAGTCCGTCCTCGGAGCCGTCCGACGCCAGCCGCAGATGCGTGCGCAGGTCCACCGTCGCGACAACGGAGGTCAGCGTCGGCGGGGTGATGACTTTGACGGCCATTTCGCTCTATCAGGCGCCCGTGACCACCGTCACCGCAGCACCCGTCCCGCTGATGGACAGCACGTTGGCACGGTGCGAGACGTAAGCCTCGTTGGTGGTGAAGCTGTCGCTCGTAACGGTCGTGCCGAGGGTCAGCGAGATCGTTCCGAGCGAGTCCCACGACGTGCCGTCGATGGTGGCTTCGACCTTGACCGAAACAGCGCCAGACCCGGAGGAGGTCGTGCCGTAGGCTTGGAAGGTCTTCTGCCCCTTCTGCAGTGACATCGCCGTCTTTGCGCCCGTCGTGGTCGCCGCGTTTGCGAGAGTGGTTGCCATGTCGGCTCCTTTGAGTCCTATGCAAAACGGGCTCCCGAAGGAGCCCGCTTCACGCAGTGGCCTGAAATCAGGCCGGAGGATTGGCCGTCGGACCGGCTGCCGGATGACCGAGCAGCGCGATGGCCGACATCAGCGCAGCCGAGGCGTTGGCCGACGGCGTGATGGTCAGGCGCACGTAGCGCTTGGTGCCCTTGTAGCCAAGCTTGCGGCAGCCGTCGTCGCTGTCGAACTGGAAGCCCGCCAGCGTCGTGGTGCCGATCAGGTCGGCGGCAGCAACGCTCGCAGCGTCAGACAGGTTCGCCGCATCGCCGTGGTCCACGGTGACGGCGAACGTCGCGTCCGCGTCCGCGATGGAGCCCAGCGCGATCAGGAACGTCAGCGAGTGGAAGCCCGCGCGGTCGATGATCTGGCTGACCTGGGCCGTGTTGTCGGACACCGAGACCGGGCTGATCGCCCGCTTCGGATAGATGTTGTTGACGAGATCGCGCATTGCGACTCCTACTTGAGAGACGCGGCGT